AATCCTATAAACATGACTAACCCTTTACTTCTGTCCCATATTCTCCATAGGGCATAACGATACGATCTGTCGTCACTAAATGCAGCTCCATTATTCTCTTCTTCGCCAAATAGTTTCATAATGGTATATCCTTTACTTTATTATATATCTCAATAAACTTCTCATCTTTATGCTTTAAAAAGCTTTGTCCACTCGTTATCAAATACTTGGCACCGTGGCCATTAATATTTGCTACAGCGTGACCTATCTCGTTGAACGTTGACTTCTCAATTTCATTTTTAATCCTATACATTATAGCTCTCCTTAAATCTGATAATGATAAGTCGTTATAATGCCTTAACCCTCTTCCTAGTGAATCTTTTTCAAGTAAATACCCTTTAGGAATATTAAAAGATTCATAAACTTTATCTAGAAATTGGCCTATTACTTTAAGTCTTTCTTCTCTTGCTTTATTCTTCCTTTCAGCTATTTCAGCAAGTTGTCTAGCGGATATTGATTGCATAAGTAAAATAAAATTAATAGTGTAAATTTTATATCATGTACAAATATATTAACCACTTTGAAATAACGAAAAAGGCCTACAAATAAATGTAGACCTTTTCTATGTTTAACCTAATTGCCAGATAAAATTACAGGCGTTTTGCCATCAGTTATAATAACTCTATTTTGAGTTGTTCTTATCGCTTCAATCCACTTTTCTGTAAGGTTTTTCTCTGATAAACCTTCTGTTCTTGCTTTATTTGTTTCAGCATCAATTTTAGCCTTTTCAAGATTCATTTTTGACACTTCAAGCTCATTTTTAACTTGTTCAGCTTGTTGTTTTGCATTATTCCTTCGCTCTATAGCTTCAGACATTGATGCAGGCGGTTTTAGACCGCTAGTTAGTGTATTTATAGTAAAATACTTCGCTTCGAACTTATGTTTTAAAGTATCAAACACATTCTTTTCGAACTTGTTAAGGTTGTTCATTAAACTGTCAGTAGTGAAATTCCTTGCTTCTTCCCTATATGAGTCTATAACTATCTTATTTAATATACCTGATTCTATATTATCAAGTATAGTATTTTCGTCTGTTAATCCAAGATGCTTGTAATGATAAACTATATCTTTGCCTTTGCCTCTTATTGCTTGATATGTATATCCAGGGTCTACTGTAAATACACCGGCGTCCCTTGCTGTTAATTCTATCGCTGCTGGGTCTCCTTGAGACTCAAACATAGGAACCTGGTACAAATCAGTGCCATGGCTTAACAATCCTTGAGAACCAGATACTACTTTAAAATCCTCAGGCCATGACCTTCCATAATTACTTACAAGCACTCCTTCATAATTTAGGTTAACCCTATTGCACCCTGTACACCCAGATGTGGCCATAAGGCTGATGATCGCTAACAAAAAACTGATCGATTTAAACTGCTTCATTTTATGTATTTTTGATAAGGAAAAAAGATTAGTCCAATAATGTGGAAGAATATGCTAAGCCAGCAAGCCTTTGGCATGCTTGAATGGAATAAATCTATGTGTATAAGAACTATAATAATATTTATTACAGCAAACGCTACACAAAACGCTATTAACATTCTTATTTTCATATGTATATAAAGTTTGTGTTTCATAAGAATGATTCCATTTTAGACGTTAAAGCTCTGATAAGTTCTTCTCTTTCTTCAATAGGAGCTCCAACTTCGTAGTCTTCTATTCCTTCTCCAGTCGGGCCTATATAAGTCTCAACATAGTCTCGAATTATCAATTCTAGTTTTCTGTTTTCTTTATATCTTGAAGTGTGATTAATGCAACCAAAATATGATGCAGTTATTATATAAGACTGGTCAGCAAGAATGTGCTTCTTTTTTTCAAGTTGCCTTTTTGTTAAATCTTTACTTGTTATGCCTTTAAATATACACACTCCATATCCTTCTGGAACAGATAATGGTACAAAGTCAGGTAGCTTTAATCGTTCCTTCTCAATACTTTCATTTTTTATAAAGTGCTTACAGCTTTTACAAAACATATAGTTATTTTAATTGTTAGTTTTAATCCTTATTCCGTTTTCATCGAAACATGACCTATTTGTACCAGAACCAAGGCAGAAAGAGCAATGCATCATATACTTTTCTTCCTCATGGCAATCAGCGCTAGAACACTCGTCACAATATAAGTAACCGTGATAATCAAAAACTCTTCCAGGCTTTAAACTTAAAGCACTTACAGTCTTGGCACCATCCATTCTCTCACTCCAATATACACTTATATTAACTTGTTCACTGACAATTTCTTCTTCTTTGTATTGTTCTACTCCTAACTCTATAAGCCTTCTTGCAACATCACGAGGAATGCTTATTTCTGACTTTACTTTAAAAACTGTATTTAAGTTTGATGCAACACTTATATTTGTATAAAGTGGTTCACTAATTACAAGCAAAAATGACTTCATTGCTGGCCTTTGTGGATCTAAATAAACAGTTTTTATTCTCAAATCTAAATTCATATTGCTTATTTTTGTTTCTTGAAACTACCAGTTTTATTGCAAAAGTGTACTACGTAATGTGGTATACTACCAGATATAGATGACATAAACGAATTATGTATACTACACGCTTTAGCAAAGTCAGTCGAATGAACTAATATATCTATAGTGCCTTTCTTAGGAAAGATTAAATAGTTTATTTTATTATCACTTAAGCACTCTCTTAGCTTTTTGCTAATAGTTTTAGACTCTTTGTCTTTAAAATCAATTGTTACTAGTGTTACCATCTTTATATTAAATAGTGGCATTGCCTTTAAGTTTTGATTGAAGCGATTTTATTTCCTTTAACATTTTCTTTTGTGTAACTGATATGCTAAATAAAAGTATAGTATAAGCTGATATGTATTTTTCGTCTTTTTCTGAGCAACGTTTTAAGTTGCATATATAGAATACAGATTGCCAATACTTAGTTCTCCATACCCTAAGCTTTAATGTCGTTACAACTCTTTCAATATCTGTCATAAGTATAATATGTCTTCAACAACTCTGCCTCCAAAACTAACTGTCTCACCGTGTTCAGAACTTTTCTTTACACACTTGTAAAAACACCAATTGTCTTTACAAATTGCAAGCATCACGTCTTTTGGTATGTTAGATATTTCTTGTGTTCTAACATTTGCATAGTTGACAATTATATCATAATCTTCTGTAGAAAATGACAGATCTTTTTGTTGAACTATTATTATCATTTTATAATCTTTTATTTTTGGTTAAACTTTTTAGCAGCTACTTTTGCACTACGGCCTTTATAGATCTTTTTCCAAACTTCACGATATACTGTTATAGTGCCTCCTTTTGCCAATATTATCTTTGTTTTTGTGCTTCTGCCATTTGGCTGATTATCTAAAATTCCAAATAGAGTACCACCAATAGATCGCTCTCTTTTAATTTCATCTTCAGTTATCATAACCTTTTATTTTTAAAGTATGATTCCCTTATTATCCTTGATACCTTTACAACATTTCCAGTTACAACGATAGTATAAACATTTCTTAAAAAATCATCGCTTATGATTCCAGATTTTGTCTTTATATTAGTAATAAGCTTTCCTTTCAAAAGGTATTCTGACTTATTACGATAGGTGTCTATTATAACCTGATCTTGTGTTGCTGAAATATTAGCTATGTAATCCTGATTCAAATTAACTTTATATGACCAAGCTATTTTTACCATGGTTATATGTTTTCGTCCAGAATCATAGAATCCTCTTTACCTTTTACAATAGGCGTGAAAGATATACCTAATTGCTGCAATTGATAAGCTTGACTATCACTCAATACTATATCTGTTTCTTTAAAGGTATTCAGATCTAAAACTTTTAACATAAAAGTTTTAAGTCCAATATCCTTATCTTCTTCAAGTATAGTATCATAGATATGTAATCCATAGCCTAGATCTGGTTTTTCGAAGATGTGAGTAATACACATGGTTATATTAGTTTAAGAAGCCTATCATTGTTAGTAGTTTCATGTCTTTTAAAACCTTCTTAGGTGTTTTATCTTCATTAAGAACTGGTTCTTGCAAAAATTTGTCTTTATAAACATGAACAAGAACCTTGTTTACTTTTCTAAACTCATCTTCTTGCTCATTTATAAATAAGATATAATAAAAACTATCATCTTTGCACAAGTATCCGCTGTTTCTCATATATTAGCAATTAATCTTTTTTAAAAGGGTGCTCTGTAAACAAACTAACAACAGGCATACCAGATGAATATATGCTCAACCATATATGTCCCGTCCTTTGTATTTCCTGCAAATCTTCATAAGACAACTTCCAACAAGAAATAATAATATGGACACTCTTTTTCTTCTCATCATCTATAAATGTTTGCCCTTGCCACACAGGCAATTCCATGCATTCTTCATCTGTCATACTCTCTGGCTTCTTGTATATTTTGTTTCTTTCAGGAAAGTCTGTTGGTAACATAATTAATCTTTTAACATTTGATAAAATCCATAGATTATTAAAACACTAGCAAAAGCGAAAAATACAAAAGAACATATAAGAAGCCAATAACTGTCAAAATACATAGAGAATATTCTACACAATTCAGCTATTGTATATGATATAGTTATTAATAAGTAATTGACAGTGAATTTGTCCATTAACCTTTTATCAGATTTGATGTTTCCTCATGGCTTAATGGCAATCTCATAAACTCAGATCCATCTGCCTTTCCAGCGTAAACATAAGGCTTCCACACTTTATTCTTTACTCTTCCTGAATAAGAAACAAAGTACTTTTTGCCGTCTATAGTCATTATTCGGCCACTTCTGCCTTCATGAGTATTATGTAATATTCCCATTTTATTATCTCTTTCCTTTTAAAAGTTGTTCTTGCTTTTTCAATACTTGACCATAAAGATTTTGTATATCTTCATCTGTAAGATGGTCAAAAGGTTTGTTTTCTAAATATTGAGACACATATATTAGCTTTTGTGTATAAGCTATTTTATCCCACCATATTGTATGTTTTTTAGATGACATTTTGTAAGTTTGTTTATTAATAAACTGTTTCTTCAGTGTTTTCTTCTGATTCAAAATCAAATATAACAGTTGGCCTTAATCCATCGTTTATTATCCTTGAATAACAAGCTTGTAAATACAATCTTACATCTTCCAACCACTGCCTTTTCTCTGACTCATTATCGTCAAATACAACTCTCATATCTGGTATTTCAGCTGTATATTTAATAAGACTTGAAAGTATTCCTATCGAATCTTCATTTTGACTTATTATAGCTTTTATCATTTGCCAAATTATTTTAGTTGAAATTATTTTTCATTTTACAAATATAATATTAATCCGGGAATTTAACAAATGTTTTTTTGGACTATTTTTAATCTGATGAAATTTCTGGAATGGCCTGGGATTTTTTGGGCACGCTATTTGTGGCATTCAGACTTTTATATTAAGAAAGTATTCTGCATCTGGTAGATATCTTTCAATGTTCCAGTCTACATCTTTCACACATCCTCTGAATACAAGTTTCTGAATTTGAGTTAAATTTTTGTAAGGAATTTTACTTATCTTTTTCCAGATTGATGGATATTTTATAGATGTTTTATGAATGTCATAATAGGATTTTATATAGTCTTCGATTGTCATATTAAGAACATTTATTATATGAGTTAAGATAACAAATGGGAAATTTGGGGAGACTGCCCACAGCCTTAACCCGAACAGAAACATTTTTATATAAAAAAAACAGTGTGTATATTAATACACACTGTTAAAGTTATGTTAATGATTTTTAATGTTAGACAGGTCATAGTCGTGATAGCCTTTTGAACCTTCAAGCCTGACCGTGAAGCAAAACCGGCTGCCCCTGTCAATGTTATATTCAATAAAAGTTACATCTTTCCCTGATAACAATTCGATAATAGCAGCTGCTGTTGAGATTTTCATGTGTGTTTGTTTTGTGTTTTGTTATACAAATATAAAGCTAATTGTTTGATTTGACAAATATTATTTTACAGCTTTTACGCTTTTAACAGTTTGATAACATACTGTAACAAGGCCTGTTAACATGAGGCAGGTCATAACAGCACACATTAATAAAGTTGTAATATTTACGCTTTTCAGTTCGATCATTGTTTGTGTAAAGTTTTGCATTGTAAAAAGTTTTAAGGGTTGTTTGTTTGTTATTGAGATACAAATATATGCAGGTTTGCTGAATGTGCAAATATTATTTGCAATTTTTTTATATTTATTTGAATATTTCATAATTATCACATATTATATTTTTGTAATCAGTTTTTTTGTTATAATAATCAATTAATATAAAACATTCAAATAATGTTTTTGTTTCAATGAAATTATTATAATATTGCATACAATAGTTTTCATAATCATAATTATAAAAACAATCATATAATACATTATCATTTTCATCAATTAAAAAATATAATGTTTCAATGTCATAATCAAATATAATACACATTTTAATTACGATATCGTAATCGGTCATTTTTTCATCATTTTCAAAATATTTATTTATTAAATATTTTTTGATATTTTCATATTTATGAATATGATTAAAATCGCAAATTGCAATAATTTTTAATGTTTGTGTCATGTGTTTGTTTTTAAATTGTGTTTGTTTGTTGTTTGTTTGTGAATACAAATATACAATGTTTTCCGATTCCTACAAAATTTATTTGCTGTTTTTTTGAATATTTATTTTTGTGATATGTGTTGAATTAAATGATTCAACACATATTGATAATTTCCTTAATACACATGATAAATCACATATTGATAAATCAGATATATCAATATCATTATACCCTGATAATACACATTGAATATCATCATCAGGTGTTATATATATATCAGTTATTTGATATGAATTTTCACATATATGATTTATCCTACATTCATTATCAATTAATGATAACAATGTATATATTGATTTTATCAAATTTCCCTTAATTTTAATGTTTGTTGAATTTTTCATTTTGTTTGATGTTTTAATTGAATACAAATATACAGTCTTTTTTTTTATTGTGCAAATTTATTTTGCAATTTTTCACATATTGTTTTTAATAATTTGTTAATCATTTTTGATGCAAACGTATTATATAATACATTTAACATATCATTAAATATATATATAAACATTGATGCAAATGCAACAAATATTACAAATAACATTAATCCGTTTGTTATATAATCAAAAAATGTAAAATGTGACATATTGTATTTTTATTTTGTTATTACAAATATACATCAGGAATGCCTACAAAAAATCATTTATAGATGTCATTAACATAATTTTAACAAATAATTTATTGATTACATTTTAACAATTCATTAACATTATTTTAACAAATATTATTTGTATATTTGAATTTGTTAAAATTATATAAACATATTAGGTAAATTAAAAATACAGATTAATTATGATATGACCACCGGGTAGACATATTAAACTAAAAAAACATGAATATTTGTCTATATTCATGTTTAATTATATCAGTTATTTCCTGTATAAATATATTACTGCATGTGACTATAAACACATGCCTATGACAATACACCCCAGCCCAGTGGGACTACCCAGTGGGACTACCCAGTGGGACTACCCAGTGGGACTACCCAGTGGGACTACCCAGTGGGACTACCCAGTGGGTTAAAGCACCCTGGTTATTATGATTTCTTTTATCTTCTCATGAACCGGTTTAGTTATGTGTTCCCCCATATCATACATAGTAGCGGAATACATAGATATCACAGCAGAGTAAGGACCTTCAGATGATAACATATCTTTAATACACTTTTTAACTTGTCTTTCAAATTGAAAGCCAGCAGTCTCTTTATCCCTTTCATTTAACGCAATAGAGCTGGTTTTATCATTAGCTTGAACTTGAATTTCAAACATTAATTGATATACTTTTTTTTCTGTTTGTGTCGTTTCCATGTTTTCTGTTTTTGTTTTGTTGTTATTGATAAAGCAAATATACACCCCATAAATTGAATAAACAAATATTTTATTGATTTTTTTAGATATTTATTTGATTAATGTGTATAATATGATATTATTTTATAAATTATTGATTTATTTAATATTATTTTACATAATAAAACCTACACATATAATGTAGGTTTTATTAATTTTAATTGTTATTAGTTATTGTTGTGTTACAACTTCGGCTTCTACGTTTTCCTGTGCCGGTTCATCAGCAGGCACCTCAATCCGGATAGGGGCAGATGCAGTGGCCGCAGGGGTTGTTGTGACATTAGCAGCAGCCTTGTTTGCCGCTGATTTCGCTTTCTGTTTTGCCGTACGTTTGTCAATATAGGCATTTTGCCCGATTAACCACTTTTTTGTCCTTTCATCAGTCCAGGACGGGTTAAAATCAGCTGCTTCCTGTTTGTATGTATAATTCGCAAGGATTGCGTTTATTGACCAAGGCGTTACATTGTACATTTTTGACAGTTCCCCGACAGAGAATTTTTTGACAGTTCCATCAGGTTGCGCAACCCCGTCGAAATACATAGACCGGATTTTTTGTGCCTCGGCGTAATCAAATTTATTAGGGACATTTTCCTTTTTCACCTCGGGCGGTGCATTAGGATCAATTTCCTTTGCAGGTTTCCCTGACTTTTTCGCTTCGGTCACAGATTCCTTTGCCTCTGTCACAAGTTTTGAAATATCACCGGCAGGTTGATCAGTTTCAGATTTTCCATCAATTGTTCCTTCAATAGGTTCAAGTTTTGTTTCAACTATATCGTCAACAATAGTTTCGACATTTTCAACAGGTGTTTCGTTGGCTTCAACAGTTGCAGGAATTTCCTGTCCGGCTTCGTTTGTTTCAGGCATTGCGGTAGTTGCGATTTGATCGTTCATGGTTTCAGTTTTAACAGTTTTTGATTTGTTTGATTTTTTAGTTGCGTTTGACATTTTTGAAGTTTTTAAGTGTTTGTTTGTTTGTTTGATAGTGTAAATATACAAAGGGCAATTTAAGTGGCCAAATATTTCTCATTTATTTTGAGATATATTTTTCTTTAATCTGTTTCGGCAAATTTCACCAGTTCGATTGCCGTTGTTATTGACAGATTGGTAAAATTAAGGCTTTATTCTGAATGCACCAAATTTATTTTATAGATTTTTTGATAATTAAAAAAGCATCATCTATGACCTTTTTAGCTTCTTCGATTGTTTCACATGAAACATGCAAAGCTACATATTTACCGAAATTTGCATATATCATGCAACCTTTATAACGGACAGGGATTGCTGTTGATGTAGTTTGTTTGTTGTTATTCATAAAGCAAATATATTAAGGTTTTTTAAATTAAGCAAATATTTTATTACTTATTTTCAAATATTTTTTGTGACAGGTGATATAACACATTAGTAACAAAACTAATAGGATAATCAACAAAAGGAACTTTGCACAATTCACCTTCTAGTGTGAAATGCAAATATAACTTGTTTTCATCATCTAATTCAAGTGCAAAAGGCTGTTCACCGTCAAGGTTAATAAACAGTTTTAAGAACTCATCCTCATTTTGTTGAGCCTTTATGTTTATATCATTTACAAGGTTTTTTATCACCTGCATCAATTTGTCCTTATTTGTTTGTTGTTTCATACAGCAAATATACACCCTATATCACTATCAAACAAATTTATTTTCAGTTTTTTCAGATATTTATTTCTGCAATATTGATCACATGACCGGCATAGACAGAAGGACTTAAAATAACAAAAAAACTGACAGTACCAAATTTATTTATCCGTTTAACAATAATTTAACAAATATTGTTGTATATTACATATTATAACAATGCAACTACAACAACTCATATCACCAAATATTTCTGAAAATTTATCAGATATTTATTTTCCTGATATAACTAATCATATTAGAAAAAAATGTCATATTATAGGATCCGATGATATGACACAGGTTGGCAAAACTCTGCTTGGGACAAAGCTGCCAGCCCCCACCCAGTGGGACCATCCAGTGGGTACACCCAGTGGGACAGAGGCTGATGACGCTAGACAGGTACCATCGTCATTCAAGCCTCTACCTGTTGGTGGGGCCACCCAGTGGGTCTAACCAGTGGGTACACAAGATACGAACGATTTAAACGGGGCAAATTTGCCCCGTTTTTTTTGCCATATCAATATATCAAAACAATATTAAGTTTGAATGTACCCCGGTGGAAACGATTGCCAACGGCAACTTGCCATTGGTTGTGGATTGTCAATTGTCGGATGGATTCCGGGAAAATGAATGTGAGTACTCTCCGTATCTTGCAGCGTCCATCAAGTGGTTAAATTGATCTATTGGAACATTTGTAGGTTTGCCTGTATTAGTGTCTATCATCCATTTATATCTAATTCTTTCAGCATGAATATTAACAGATGATGCTGTATAGAACACTTTCTTCTTTTGTAAATCAAGTATACCTGACTTAAGACTACCTGCACCTTTCCTTGCTGGAAGAACAAGAAGATCTAACCTTCTTAATTGGCTTATTTGATCAACATCATGTTCAGCGTATATAGGTTTATCTTCATTAAATCCATGGGCTTCAAATATTTCTTTCTGTTCTTTCGGAGAAAGGCCTGGTATATAAAACAGCTCGTGAAGAAATACAGATTCAAACTTATGAGCTATTCTTACTCCAGCTGTTGGGTCATTAGTATAACCAAAGTCCAAACCTCCAAAGAAGTTTTCTTCACTCCAAGGGAAATCCTCATCAGGAATTCTTACCATGTGGGGGTATATCAAACCAGTAATATTACCTGTTTTACCCCTAGCGTAAACTGCAAATAGTTGTGGGTCTTTTATGCCTTCAATCTTTGCATGTTCAAGTTCTGAAAGGAAAGTATTATGTCTGTGATCAGATATTATCAACTCAACAGTAGCTGTAAGATCGTTAGTAGATGGATTAGTTCCTATCAAATTTTCATGTGCCCAGAAAGGAGCAGTTGGGTTGTAATCAAGGAATACTTGCACATGAGTTCTTATTGCAAGTTGCCAGAATATTAACCAAGATATGCCTTGCGCTTCATTTACAAATAAGTAATCTCTTTTACCAGACTTTGCAGACTGTTCATCTAAGTTTGAAACAAACTCCATTATAGATTTGTTCTTGAATACTATTGTCTTAGTGGATTTGTTCCAAGATTCTATATACTGTTGCAAAGCTTGGCTATTTGTAAAGATTGTTTCTGCATCACGGTAAGCTCCTTTACGAAGGTTTGGAATAGATTCACCTGTAACTGTTACAACAGTCCCTGGTCTCTCTATGCATTTATAGTATAATACTTGTATTATACTATATGTCTTTGACGAAGATGTTCCACCTTGATTAATAACAACACCAGCTTTACTATGATAGTTTTTAGTAAAGACTGGTGTATACTTAAATAGTACAGACATAATTAACCTATTTGAGATTCGTCACTTGAAAGTGGAGGTATACCATCTTCACCCTCTTTACCATTTGCTTCAAGTTGAGGAACCTCAGGTAACCCTGTATGGTTAACATTCTTATTATCTGCCCAACCGAGATTCTTCAAAGCAAATATTGAACCATTAGGATACTTTCCTGAAAGGTTTTTTTCATATTTCCCTTCAACCCTTAATTTGGCCATTTCGATTATTTCCTTGAAGTCTTCTCTATGTTGATAGTTTAATAATGCTTGTCTTGTAGAGAAACCAAGGTATAAAGCTAATCCTGTAACAGTTGGAGGTTCAGGTTCCCTGTCATAAACAAGTATAGTATTGTCTCCTCTTTCTTCTTCATGCCATTCACCTTTGATGTAAACGAAGTACTCATCTATCTTATTTTGAAGTTCTTCAGGTGTTTTGTAATCGTTTATCCTTATTGGCCTGAAGTCTGTAAACAGTTCACCTTTTATTTGCTTTTCCATATAGGAAGTTTGATACAAAATTACAAAATAATTGCTATATGAACCAAATAATTTTTATGGAACGAGTTTGCGTCGTATGAGATGGCACTCAAATCCATCAAATCCATTATTTTTATCTCAAATCACCATTTTCAGCACTCAAATCCGCCATTTTTCATCGTTTTAAACTAAAAATTAGTCCCATGTTAACTTGAGCCATTTATTCTTATCTACAAAATCAATAGTTTAAACTCATCCAAACTGTGAAACAAGTAATACCCAAATCCTAACATCTTAACCATAGACTCAAACTTAATCTGTTCTTTATCTTGTTTACAACCAGGTAACTTACATTCAAGAAACTTAACACTAGGACTAATCTTCCATTCATCTTTAAAAAGATAAATCAAATCTGAAACTCCTGGCACCATTCCCATACCTTTTAATACTGCTCCTTCTATCCTGTTATTAGGATTATTATATACCATAAACAATCTTCCTCTCTCACTAGGAAAACTATTCCAATGCCAAGTAAAACATATTGACTGTAATCTTGCTTCATACATATTAACCTGCTTATTATTCAAAGCTTTAACAACTCCTTCATTAATACCAGACTTTAAATTATCTTCAGAAATAATCAAACTCATATTACTAAATTTAACTTGTTAAAAATAAAGTTATAAAATCACATAACATATTGAATATCAACCAATTAACCATTTTAACACATTCTTATCCACCACTTATCCATCCCTTATCGACCATAAACCATTGGTTACCAATCACTTAACTCACTTTACCGTTATAAATGGTATAAGATAAGTATAATACAATATAACCAATAAAAAAAAGACTGGAAAACGACGTCGAAAAATATATGGACGTATGTATGGTATATAAAGAGTGGACGACGAAAAACGTGGTATCGGGGTTAAGTGGCGATATGTCGTTGATTTCCAACCACTTGCAAACCGATATATTTTGGTAAGGGGTGTAAAGTGGCGGATAAGTGGTATAAATCAATCGTTTATGCATTAAAATAAATATTAATCATTAGATTTTTTCCCTTTTATTTCCCTTATTAATTGCATTTTTCTATCATATTCAGCTTTTTCAGCCATCCTTTGCTCATTAGTTTTCTTTTTACTTCTCATTTCCTTATTCATTTCTTTAATCTTATCAACATTAGTATGTTTACTATACCATACTAACGATTCTATAATCTTATCTAATTTTGTTATAGTCTCTCGGATTGCATCTCTTTTTCCTTTCAAATACATCTTATCAATAGTATTTTCTTGTTTAATGAGCTTTTTGTAATCCTCAAGATCTCTATTCAAAGTACTCACAAACTTACGCAACTCATAGATCTGATTATTCTTTCTTACATTCATATATCTTAATTTAATATTTATTATAGTGGCTAAGATCTAAATATGCCAGCCGATTAAGCTGGCATAGTGACATTTAATTAATCAACCTTATGGCTAAGATCTGTTCGTTATTTTATCGCACACTGATTCAAATAATGAAAGCATAAGCTTTAAATTATAAGAAATACGGTCACATTTCTTAATCAGTTCATCTTTAGTAATTATAAACTCTATAACATCATTAAAAGATAATATGGGTTCGTCTTTTTTAACAAATGACTCTTTGTCTACGGCAGGTATGTTAAAAGTCATTAAACTTTCAGCTGTAACATTATTCTCAATGGCGACATACTTATGTCCTTTGTTTACCTTCTCTTGTATAAACTTCTCAAGGTGTGATATTGTTTCACCTACCTGGTTTAACTTGCCTGTAAGATAAGCCTTTTGAAAATCGTTAGACTCTCTATCAAGCATTGAGAAGTAATAACCATGGTGTCTGTAAAATTCATTTAATACGCCTTGCAGTGTAGATGACATAATAAGCTTTATATCTCCATCGTTGTAAACTTGCTTTGACGCCTTTGATGCAATTTCAAACTGGCACAAGTAATCAAGATGATTTAACACAAGTCCTAAAGTGTGATATCTGTGATGGTAATATACTTTCCTTATGCCGGAATGCTTTTCAGCTTCATTATAACAGAAATCACGATATAAGTAAAGATGTTTTGAAAGTTCATGCACATCTTTAAATCCATCGCCTTCTTTAGACGCATACTTATTATAAAAGTCGTCTTGGTAGTTCAGATCATTTTCATCTACATATTCCAAAATACCATTAAGATCATTCTTGTGCTTTTCAATATCTGACCCAAACTTCTTCATAGAATCATTAAACATATTAACCTCCTCAAATGTAAATTCATACTTATTCTTCCAGTCCATAATTGAGTAAAATATATCTACAGATACTGGAAGAGGCAAGACAAATCCTATTTCAGAAGACTCTGAACCATTTACAACCTTGAATTTAATTTTGCCGGCTGTTATTAAAGACATGCGATCATCTGTTTTAGATTGTGACATAATTTGACTATTTTTTAGTTAAAGACTATATAGATTTGAAATAAAAACGGTTAAGTGAGTTAAGTTATTGATTGTCAATAAGATATATGGTTAAGTGTTGTCAGCATGAGTTTGAATATCTGTTGTTGGGTCACCAGAGAAATAACCTCTTGTATTTGGTGTATTACTTATAATCTCCTCAAATCCATATCCTAAAGCACTTGATATTATAGGAAGTTGCTGCATGAATATATTTTTTATCTCCTTTGAAGGCAGCTGAGCTTCTTTCTGCGCGTGCGCATCTAATCTTCCTTGAAGGAAGTGTATCCAACTCCTTACAGAACCAGTCATAAAAAGAGTTGTTTGCGTAGTCATTGGCAGAATAAACCTAGCACATTCTTTTGCCACACCTTTATTAAGCAATTCTTCGTATAAAGCCTTTCCTTGAGCAAGATAAGTCGTTATCGCTTCAGAAGCAAGTTGACCAGATTCAAGCCTAAATCCACTTTCGTCTTCATGCGGAAGAAATATATCTAAAACTGGATCAAAAACTTCTTCACTGCTTTGTCTGTTCTTAACAGCCTGTCTTCTCAACTCAATAGGTTCAAAATTATCAACCTTTGCATATCTTTGAGAGAACTCTTGGAAAGTAAAAGACCTATGGCGAAGGAACTGGATTGCAACAACTTTGCTTGTCTCAATTTCAATAGTCATAAAGCTGTGTTCAAAAGGAGACCAATGCTTATTGTTAATTAGATACCTTACTAATCCTTCAGGATTTTCTGACTTATCTTCTCTGTTTGAACTAACACGAGCGATCTCAACAATGTTTATCTCTGCATTAGGCGTAACTGACTTTAGTGATACTTTCATATACTGTTTTAAATGTTTAATAAATGCTATTTTATTTAACTAGTGGAAATTGCCTCCAGCTTTTTATTTAAATCCTGTATATATTCCTTGTCTTTAAAGGACAATTCTAATAACAGATTTAACTGGACTCTTAATCCTTCTTTCTCTATAACAAGTTTTAGTAAGTAAATCCTGATAGTGTTGATACATAAGTATCCATCTATCAGGAGGCACAACCTTTGCTAAATCTTCCCAAGTTTTTTCTTTATCTATCATAAAACAAGTTTAAAAGATTAAGTAATACAATATGAACCATATCCAATAAGTGAGTAAGATGAAAGCTATGATAACAAAGATATATGGCCATTTACTTTTGCTCTTGTCTTCGTCCATAATGAGTTTTTAAGAAGTCAAATAAATCACCTCGCGTGACGATTTCAGCCCCCAATTCTACGCATAAAGCAATATTAATCTTTCCTACAACATCATAGTGAGGCTGATTTGTGCTTTTCTTCTTATGAAAATAACTTCTCTTCAACCCTATCATTTTAGCAAATTCATGCAAGTCATTAATATTGTCAGAAACCAAATGACTATGTATTCTGCCATAAAATCTGCTTTTCTTGTTCTTGATAGTGAAAGGAGTATCTATTAATATTTTCATAAGTCTGTTTTAAATTTTAATCATTATGTAAAGTATAATAATATATATTACAGTAATAACTATAATATATATAATAGACTTTGGGAAAATATAATTGTCTTCTTTTTTATCTTCTGGAAATACAGGCTTTCTTATTATCATAAATATTAAATTAAGTCATCAAATTTCACTGTTACTTTTCCTGAAATACTGTCATAAAGATCGCGACTTAAATATACATTTCCTATAACCTTTGTTTTATACATAACAACTATTTCATCTTCTGAATAAGGAACCATGAAAAGCATTGATAACTCAGGTGTTTCTGGTGTTTTCTTTAAGAATTCTTTTAAACAATGAACAGAAAAACACCAAATAAGAATTACAGCTCTCTTCTTTATTTCATGTGATCTTTCGTTGGCATACTTATAATCGTCTATCTTTATGACAGTTATCATTTTTACCACTTTACTTCAAAAGGCATTTTTTCTATTATCTTAGAAGCGACAGGCACAGATAAAACCAAAGCTTTCATCTCTTCTTTACTAAATTCACCTTCAGTAAAGAATATAGACCTAGTACCGTTCCTCGTGTCATAACAACTTCCATAAATAGCTAACACTGTAAATTTGCCAAACTGTTTAATTTCTGTATATCCTTTCTCCATAAAAACTCCTTTTACCTTTTCTGGCAAAGATTCAGGATTAAAAGGTATATCTTTGAAACCGAATCCACTTCTGTAAAGTAAGTCTCCATTTAGTTTCCAAAAGTAGTGACCTGCACTGTTAAGATCTGTACCAAAGTACTCAAGTGTAATGCCTTTAACAACTTTAGTTATTTGTGTCTGAGCTGTTTTAGTTTGCATAAATAAAAGTATAATGGTTAAAAAAGTAAGTTTAACAAGGTGTAAAAAGATAAAGTCTGAATTACAAAGTTTAATACATAACTAAAAACAGATTCATTTGTACAAATCTTATAGTTAGTACCATTTTTCCTGTCTTCAATTTTGGTAGTAAATACTATGACTCCCCAAATTACAAATCCTAATAAAGGGATAAAAGGAGAATAATAAATTATTCTCCTAAAAATAGATTCAGTTCTCATATTTAACTTGTTACAGTCCCTGTTACAATTCTGTCTTCTGAAAGTCTGACTATCATCTGATCTCGTGTTTCTACACGAAGGTGCATATTGTTAACCATCTTTAAATACAAATGATAAGCTTTATCTTGTACAACCTTGTCATAATGCCTATACGCTATAACCTCCAAAGCGTGCATAACATGACTATACCAATGCTGAGGTAAATGGCCAAACTCTGAAGGCTTAAATGGATCAGGCGGTTCACTTCTAAAAAAAGCTCCCTCTTCATAATCAACTTCTCTTATATCTGCCGGATTCATAAAGCACCATCTTATAAACGCTGTAATTCTCCTACCTGGTGAATAAGCCACTCCTTGCTTATTCCACTGCTTAGGTTCATCGTCACAACCTCTTACAGCCGTTAATAAAGTTCCTTGTTCGCGTAAAGGTAATTCCATTACCCAATCTTGTAATACTGAGTTCATAATTTGTGTTTTATAGTTTAAGTTAATACTTTATATAAAAAAATGGTTAAAAGTTTCACTTTACAAAAGTAGGAGTAAAAATATAAATATTCTCTTTTACCATAGGGGCAACTTTGCAACCATGATAAATCTTATTATAATAGTCTATTATTGGTTAAACTTCTTTAAGTGTTCTTGGCTTATCAACTATATAGCGTCTAATCCATGTAGTATCTACAACTCCATTTGGATATTCTATTGTACCATAAACTGTGTTAATCCAATATCCTGATTTATTATGTTTGCGATCAGGCATTTTAACAGCCATACAATTATACGAAACAAGAATAAAAATAGATGATAGTATTATATTATTTATTTTCATAATTATTGTTTTTACTTCTTTCAAATTCTATATCGCTTTTGTCTTCTCTGAAAGTCATCCATCTAAAAGCATAAGTAATATTTATCCATAGATGCTGGAAATATGAACAATTATAATGCTTACTACTTTCATATACCCAATAATGCATAAAGCCATGATATAAAGAATACATTATAGCTTTAATTCTTACATTAAAATCCGTCTTGTTCAACTTCTTCTGAGTCATGGTAATCAAACTTTTTACATTTGCAATTCTCCCACTTTCCTCCAGCTGCATCTATTACCCAATGGCCAACTTGACAAGTATTTTCATACTTTATATTCTTTAGGAAACAGTATTCTGAAAGTGCATCTGAAATATGTTTTGTCTTTGGTATTGGTTTTCTGCCTAATTCGGTGAAGTATTTCTTTATACTTTCTTCAAACACTTTATTAGGAACACATCCAACTTTATAGCTTCCAGACTTATTCTTTAAATCTTTATAAGTTTTCCAAGTTTCAATATGTTCATCTATAAATTCAAGAATATCGGAGCCGAAAGTTATTTCAAACTGTCTTACTTTACCTTCTTCTGAAAGTTCATTATTTTTAAGTACATATCCAGACTTAAACCATTGCTGAATACATAATACTATAAATTGATCGTATCCTATCCAGTCTCCTTGATTCCAACAATCAGGAAATATACCTTTAAAATAACCATTGACACCGCCGACCTTTTTAAAGAAATCAGTAAATTCAAGGTTTATAACTCTTCTCTTAACACCACCATCATCTATACGGACAGCGTAATTTGTCACAACTACAAACTTAGGAGTTTCATTATATCCAAGTACCATCCTATCCTTATACATCCTGTGAACTGTAATATCACCATCAGCTGCTTGCTTTAAAGTTTTCCAATCAAACCTTTTATTAGGATCCGATATTACGAATAACTTCTGATTTCTCCATCCTTGGAAGGTATCTTCATCTACATCACTACATTGAGAGCCAGGATATAAATAATAAGAAATACTATGGCTAAGCATCTCGAATAAAACGTTTTTACCAGTACCTCCACCTTGCCTGACATCTTCACACATTTCTGTACCAGCAATTATGTAACTCATTGACCTGTCCTTATAATCGTGAACTAAATAACCTATTATACCCATCACATAGTCAAGCTTTTTATCCAACTCAACAGATAGTTGCAAAAACTTTAAATACTTACAATCTTCATCATAAGGTATTAAGTCGTATGATCTGTTTTGTATTCTATCTTTGTGTATTAACTTTTTTAGGTTATTAAGTTTAGAATAAGGCATCAATATAACTGAATCTTTTGTTATCTTTAATATACCGTTTTTGAAATACTTGTAACAGATATATTTGCTGTCATGTAAGAACTCTTCGTCTTGTATTTTAACAAGTCTTTTACTAACAACGTGAGACCAATATCTTGCAACGAATTCTTCAAACTTTCGGCATATTTCAGAATACAAATCGCCATCTTCTTCCTTTATATACGCTTTCAACTCGTTATAGAAATCAGGTTCATTGTAATCCACAACAATACCACCAACGATACGACATAACACACTCATAGTGCTGTAAACTCTAAACCCTAATCCAGTCGCAATTTCTAATAATCCATTAAAGTCTATTTCAACAGAACCCCTATCACCGATATTCCAGAATATACCATAAGGATATAATTCATCTTGCTTCTGTTTTAACTCGTCAAGTAACTTTTTACCTTCATCAGATATATTTCCTGGAGTATTACTGCCATTTATTATAGACCTTTCAATTATCTGCTTTTCTACATTAGGTTTAAGTTTACCGTAACCTTTTTCAACTAAATACCTAAAAGCTGACTTTTTATCACCATTAAACTGAAAGTGAGCTAATAAAGTAGCAGGGTTATAACCTCTTGGCGCATCTAAGTTTGTTGAAGTAGTGAATACAAAGAAGACTCTTTTTTGATAATTAAATGATGCTGATATTCCAGTTCCTTTATCTGGACGAGTGAACCATGCAAACCTGTTATTTGAATTAGGAAACTTAGACCAACCATTTGAAACCATAAGCTCTACAGGATCGCAAGTGCGATTATAATGTTCAAAAGGTGATTCGTCATAAGAATTAAATTCTACAGTGTTTATCTTTGGTGGTTCTTTTACTTCAATTATTTCATCATAAGATTTGAAAAAGTTTATAAAAGAGCACCTCTCTTCATAAGTAAACATAGGCACAGGCAAGTTCTTTACTACCTTGTAATTTAATGAAGGAGGTGCAACTATATAACCACCTTCGCCCCTTGTTTCTATAAAGCATTTTTTCTTTTGTTTAGGATTTGCTAAAAGTTCAGATTCAGTCGCATACCTGCTTGCAAGTTTCATATTACCAGAGACCTCTCCATCAACTCTATAAAGTAAATGGTATCCTCCTGAAGGAGTTTTATGAACTCTAAGTCTTGCAGCAATATCTGGATATGTTAACTTTAAGTCTTGAAATATTAATCCATCTATGCCTGGATAATATTTAGTATCCAAATCTATTACTTCTAAATGTCCACTGATGTTACCACATATAATAGCTACAGCTGTAGTTTTATATTGAGTATCCATCTCAAACCATAACCTGTCTTTAGTTACGACCTTACTTTGAAACTCTTTCCAACCAGTATAAGGTGATTTGGCAGGAAATCTTTCTGGATTATTTTCATCAGGTCTATCACGCACAGGTATTATGCTAAATCCTTCTGAAAGCAAAGTCTCAACTTCCCTCCAGACAGGTTCCATACCTTCCATACGACAAAGATTAAATGAGTCATCTTTTATTCTTACGTTTTGAAAATATAAGAACTAAAAGGCAACTCCAATAAATTAGTAATATAATATCTAGAATTAACATTTATAAGTCTATGTCAAGTATTTTTACGTTAGTAAATTCATAATCTGGACTTAATATAATAACTTTGTAATTAGTTGTTATATTATTTATAGTTTGTTTAATGTTATCTAGAACATTTGGTTTGTTTTCTATATCATATAAAGTGATAGAAAACTGTTCAGGATTATGGTCTCCTAGTTGTTCAGATTAAATAAACAAACTAACCAACTTATTATAATTGACATATTCTAAACTTGTTAATCTTTTCTTGTCAATTCTAATAGCCTTTGCAATTAATTGTTTGTGCTTTATCCTCCTACCGTTTTTTTGCATTCTTCTAATATTTTTATTGAATCTTCTTCAGCTTGTTTTTGAGTGTCATAAACAAAGTCAGTTCCCCATATTCTTCTTTGGAAAGTTTGTTCACGGCGCTCATAAAAAGATATATCAAACTTATTGTTTACGTTTTTGTATATTTCAATAAGTAATAATCCGCCAGTTTGTGCTGAAATTATTTGCTCTGATTCTAACTTTGGTACTTTCATTTTCATTTTAGTTTAAAGTCGTTAAATTCTATCGGTTCAGACGTTATAAGCTGAATTTGATGGTCTATCCAACCGTTTTTATAGCCCATTGATTTAGCGAAATCTCTAAGCCATCCTTCCCTTTTCTGCTCTTGAGAACGGGCTATTCTCATTGCAAATTGACCTTTATTTTTCAATCTTGCGTATAATGCAAGTTCTTCTGCATTTAACTCACTAAGCTTCTTTCCTATTAAGGATTGATACTTTTCTGTTAATTCAACTAGTAATCCATCCTTCTTTTGTTTTTCAGTTAGTGGCAATTCAAAGGAGCAATATGGACAAACTCTTGCAGACGCTGCTATTATTGCCATGCAACTAGGGCAGTTCTTTACTGGAGGAGCTCCAAGAGGTTTATCTCCTTTCTTTGGAGCTTTCCATAACTTGTTCCAATCCCTATCCCAGTCCCATAAACCATGCTTTTGCCAGTTGCTACCATAATCTAAAGCTGTAAAAGATTGCTTCATATCTGAAGGTCTTGAACCTCTTCCAAGCATTTGAAGAAATAGAGCTAAAGACGTGGTGGCCCTGTTCAAAACTATCAAGTCTACAACGGGATAGTCATAACCTTTTGTTAATTGCCCAACTGATACACAAATATTTATACCAGAGTTTTCTGTATCAAACTCTTTCATTAAAGCAGAGTCAATAGAATGAGTTTTAGATACTTTAAATCCAGCTTCACACAAGTCTTTATGCAAAAGATCACAATGGTCAATGCTAGAACAAAATATTAGACATTTTTTATAAGGAATCTTATTCAAATCTTCATATAAGCCATTAAAAACATCCTGATTATAAAAAGCTAACATTTGTGATTTCTCAGTATATTCTCCATTTTGTATCTTTAAGAAGTCGTGCCTAATCCCAACCCTTGCATAGTGTCTGTATGGAACTAAAGCTTGTTCTTGTATTAGTTCTTGTACTTGAGGACCTGTTACCAAAGTTTGGTATATTAAAGGGAGATGTTTTGATGTTCTCCAAACAGGTGTAGCAGTAAATCCTATTAATTTAGCAGACGGAATTTCAAATAATATTTTTGAATGAGTCCCCATGTGGGCTTCATCTGTTATAACCAAAAGTTCGTTTTTGAAATTATTAAACTGCCTTAATATCATAGGCCTTTTATTCAATGTTTGAGCCATCGCTACATACGCCATTCCTTTTTCTATTTTAATAGCATCGCTGCATCCAGCATTTAGCTCTATGCCTCCAACTTCATTTTGAATCTGAGAAAATATCTTTTTGGACTCTGTTAATATTAAAACAGGTCGCTCCTTTTCAAGAGCGGCCTGTGTAATAGATATAAATACTTTTGTTTTGCCTCCACCAGTAGGTAACTGGGCAAGAACAGATTTGTTTGTTCTAAAAGCCTGCCTTATGTTTTCTTTAAATTCATTCTGGTATTTGCGGAGAGTAAAGTTCATAAACAACATTTAACACTTGAAAAAATCTACAAATTTATTAAAAAGGTAGATCATCTTCTACTCCTGTGTTTGCAGCTGCTGGCTGTTGTTCTGTATTACCAGATGATTCTTGTTGTCCTGATTTGCTCCCTCCAAGCAATTGTACGTTTAAAACTCTCAAAGAAAATGCTACACCTGTAGAACCGTCATTTCTGGTGAATGTCTTTACACTAGGAAAGCCTTCTACATAAATTTGTGAACCTTTTTTCAAGTACTCAACTATCTTTGTTGACTCTGTCCACCATGAACAATCTACCCATGTGGTTTTTTCTACATTTTCACCTTGGCTGTCTTTGTATTTTTCAGTATGAGCTACGCTGAAATTTATAACCTTTTTTCCATTAACATTGTTAACAGAGCAATCTTTCCCTAAGTTTCCTATTGCTATAGTCTTTAGCATTTGAATTTATTTAATATTTAAAAATCAGTTAACATACTTTTTGCTGGTGTAGAAAAGCCTTTTGTTATATCGTCGATAGCTTTCTTTACGGTTTCGTAACTCTTTCTGTGCCCAGATTGCTCTTCTGAATGTATGCAAGCCACAACACCTTGGGTTAATGCTGTCAATAAAGACTGGTAACCAAGTGCAGTAAAGTCTCCATCTGTAGTAAAATATTTGTCTTGATCTAAGTTTTCACTTATTTCAAGGCGTATGTCTGTTGCCACGTGGCTAGACGTTTTAGTTCCAACTTCATGCTTTAGTGTAAGCCTGACTAAGCCTATTATCTCAAATTGTAGTGCTGGCATAATAACTTTGATTTGTTATTAATTCAGTTGTTACTTTTAACTTGTTTATGTTTGTTATTAACGATATCTGTTGCTGACATTCTGTGTAATCTATAACAACGCGACTTCTATTAAAATCTCTCATTTCGTTAAACACAAACATAGATAATTGCTTACTGAAATTATCCCTTATTTGTACAAGTCTTTTTTCAGCTTTGCTTTCTGGAACTACTTCACATACTTCAAATATAGGCGAAATTGCAGTGATTTTAACATTGTTTTCTTGTTTTTTTTTGCTTGACATATTGTTACTTATTTATTTTTTACACTACTAATGTCGAAAATATACCTAAAAACTTTTCGTCTTCTGTTGTCCATAAGGTTAAAAACCCTTTTGACAAAGCGCCAACACAAGGAGAAAATCTCATCTTGCTATATGGTAAAGGCTTCATATAATCCATAGTAATCCTATGATTGAATTTTATAGGGTCTGTAAGCTCAAAATGCCCTGAAGAGTAGAAATTCGTATCACCACCTACATGGAAATCATTATCTGAAAGATTCAACGTCATTCTACCATCAGAACAACCAGGCAACCCTTGAACCTTTGTTCGTTTTAGTATACATTCTGGTATCTTAGACGTAGCACTTTTGCTTGTAAGTTCGCAAAACTTTATTAAGTCAAACTTTTCAAACTCAAACCATTGGTCTTTACTAACAAACTCAAACCTTGAATTAAATGCAGGCGTCTCAACTTCAGGTTTCACAAATCCGTAAGTTAAGAAATTGTTACCAAAGAAGTTGTAATTTTGATACTTGAAATAATCCATATCGCCTAAATTATTTATCATGGCCACTTGTTCTGGTGATAGTATTACTTCAGGAAGTGATTTGTCCCCTATATTATAGGAAAACATATTGAAAGCATCTGTGCTAAATATAAAACCATCCTTTATATGTATAAAGAATAGAGGATGGTTATTGTCTAATTCAGATGTATTTTGAGCTGCAACATTCATCAAAGTTATCACTTCCCTTGAAAATTTACCTGGACTTTCTTGTGTATCAAAGTCTGGATACTTTGGATACAAGTTTATATCCAACACAGGGTATGACATTTTTAACATTCCATCAGATATCTGAATAAGATTTTCTTCAATATACTCAAAAGAAAGAATATCTTTAGTAGTGTAATCTAAAAATCCATTTAGTATCTTATCGTCAATAAGTATTTCTACTCCCGTGTCAACAAATAACTTGTATTGGCAATATGATTTATAATTAGTTTTTATAAGCCTGTTGTTTTCTAACTTTGAAAATGCAAGTATTGGATAGGTATTGTCTCCTTTTATATTTCTGCTGTTTTGTTGGAAAGATCTTAAGTCTGATACTTTTAGTTGTACTTTGTATTGCTGCATATCTTTTTAGTTTAAAATAATTTACTTTGCACCTTTGGCGTAAAAGAAGCATCATAACGGCCGTTTTGCCCCTTTGGGTAGGAAAGTACAGGATAAGGTAACGCTTGCCGCATTTGTTTAACTTCTTTCTTATTTCCGATAAAATAAAAGTATCTATGCTTAGCTGTTGAGTTACCGACTTCATAACCATTTTCTATTGCTGTATCTTTGCCACAAGAACCATACTTTGAAAATAAAGTTCTTGGGTGGAAGTTTTTACCGTTTTTCTTGTACTCCATATTTTCACCAGACATTCCAGTATATATCCAGTTAGTTGCTTGATAAATATAGCCATGGTGATTTTGCCCTGAGTCAGCGTAAGATATTATAGCGACAGGTTTAGTA